ACCGGAACGCCCAAAATGAGGCCGGACTACGCGCTGGAAGACATATTCAGCCGCAAGGGCTACGAGAAAAAGATCATGAAGCAGATCCAGGAGGAGCTCCAGGACGAGCTTGACTCACGACTCGGAGGGTGAAATGGAAGACAGATTAGTCGAGCTCCTGGAGAGCCTCGGGTATACAGTCAGGCGCCAGGGAAGCGTGACGGAGGAATATCCGGACGCTTTCTACACATTCTGGCAGACTGACTCGCCGGATCACGCCTACTATGACAACACCGATTACGGGACCGCCTGGGCCTTCAATATCTTCGCCTACTCGACGGATCCGGCGCTCACCTATCAGATGATTGACGATGCACGGGCGGCATTAAAGGCTGCCGGATGGATCGTACCGTCGAGGGGCTTCGACGCGACGAGCGACGAGCCCACGCACACAGGACGGGGATTAACAATTTACTATCTTGACACATAAAGAGGAGATAAAAATGGCAAAGAAATATTTTGAATACCGCGGCGTGAGACATGCCGTATTTGCAGAAGTCACCGCGGATACGACCGAGGAATTCACGACCGGAACAGTCAAGGACTTCACCGGTGTATCCGAGATCGGCAAGGAGACCGACAGCTCGAATGAGACACATTACTACGACAACCTGCCGGCGATCGTCATCGATTCCGTCGGATCTGATGAGATCAGCATCTCCGCCTCCGGCATCCCGCTGGATGTAGTGGCAGAGATCACAGGCCAGTACTACAACGCGGCTAAAGGCATGCTCGTCGAGCAGGAGCCGACGCCGAAGTATTTCGCCTTCGGATATATTACCGACAAGACCGACGGAACTGCCGTCCTTGTCTGGCGCCTCAAAGGCAAATTCTCTGTGCCTGGCCTGACGTCTCAGACCAAGGATGACGGCACGGATGCCAACGGCCAGGAGCTGACCTATACCGGCATCTCCACCGTCCACTCCTTCACCGCCAACGGCAAGCCCGCCAGGGCCGTGAATGTTGACACATCCATCGAGGGAGCCATGACCGAGGCCAACTTTTTCACCGCTGTCCAGACGCCGGATTCCATCGTGACGCCCGTGACGCCGGGGACCTGATCGGACGCAAAAAGGAATTGCGCCGGCGCAATTCAAAAGAAAATCATCAAATTCCAGACATTCCCGCCGCTTTCGAGCGACGGGAATTTTGGTGTATAAAGGGAAATCCAGTGAAAGTCAAAATCTACGATGATGCAGGAGACCTGCTGTACAGGGGAGAAAGCAATGAAGATTAACGTTTATGACGAGGACGACAAAGTCGTCAAGACCTGCGAAGCACAGATGGTAGACATCAAATTCGGGACGATCAGGAGCCTGATGGAGCTCCTCAACATCGACGCGGTCGATGGAGACTACAACATCCTGGAGACTGTGTATACTGCATGGGACCAGATCGTGGTCCTCCTGGACAAGGTCTTCCCGGATATGGAGTACGCGGACTGGGAGAACGTGAAAGTCAAAGAACTCGTCCCGGTCCTCATGGAGCTCCTGCGCTATACATTCAAAGAGATCATGAAGGCCCCCAAAGACTCCAAAAACTGAACAGCGGCGACGATGACACGCCGCTACATAAATTGCTTTTTCTGATCAGCCACCAGATATGCAAAGAATATCCAGCATTATCTCCTTTCGATGTGGATGAGCGGAATTACTGCGATGTCATCAGGCTCTACGCCGACGTGATCGGCTTGAATATGGAATTGACCAAGAACCGGGAAGTCGCCCAAAAGCGGCCGAAGAAGGATGAAATCATCCGACGGCCCGCCGGCGATAACTGGTTCTGAGGATATAAAAAATGGCAGACACACAAAGCACGACCAAATTTAGAGCGGACATAAGTCAGCTGAAAAAAGAGATGCAGGCCGCCAGTCGTGCCGTGCGGCTGGCGTCGGCGGAATTCAAGGCCGCCACTGCCGGTATGGATGACTGGGGATCGTCCGCGGACGGCCTGCAGGCAAAATTAAAACAGCTGAATTCTACCCTGGAACAGCAGAAGAAAATGCTGGACATCCAGAAGAGAGAGCTGGAAGCGACCGTGGCAGCCTACGGCGAGAATTCAGCGGCGGCAGACCGCGCAAGGATTGCGGTCTACAACCAGGAAGCGGCCATCGCCAAGACAGAGAAGGAGTTGAGGCAGTACGGGGATGCCCTGGGAGACGTCGGAGAGGACACGGATGATCTCGAAGACGCGCTGCAGGAAGTCTCCGACAGCGCCGAAGAGGCCAGCGGCGGCTTCACAATCATGAAGGGAGCCCTGGCGAACCTAGCGGCCGAAGGAATCAAAAGAGCCGTGGACGCGCTCGTGGATTTCGCAAAAGAATCCGTGAGGGCGGGCATGGACTTCGAGGCGGAAATGTCGAAGGTCGAGGCCATTTCCGGAGCATCCGGGCGCCAAATTGAAGCGCTGACAGAGAAGGCGAAAGAGATGGGCGCGAACACGATGTTCTCCGCCCAGCAGTCCGCCGAGGCTCTGGAATACATGGCAATGGCGGGCTGGGACACATCCGAGATGCTGGACGGCATCGAGGGCGTCATGAATCTGGCTGCCGCCTCCGGCGCTGACCTCGCCACCACATCCGACATCGTGACAGATGCCCTGACGGCCATGGGCTACAGCGCAGGAGACGCCGGACGCCTGGCGGACGTCATGGCGGCCGCCTCCTCCAACGCCAACACGAACGTGGAGCTAATGGGCGCGACCTTCAAATATGTCGCTCCCATTGCCGGCGCTCTGGGATACGACATGGAAGACCTGGGCGTGGCGATCGGCCTCATGGCCAACGCCGGCATCAAGGGTGAGAAGGCCGGCACGGCTCTTCGATCCATGCTGACAAGGCTCTCCGCTCCTCCGAAAGAATGCAAGGAGGAAATGGACAAACTGGGCATTTCCCTGACGGATTCCGAAGGAAATATGAAGGAAATGTCCGAGGTCATCGATGACCTGAGGCAGGCATTCCGGGGAATGACCCAGAGCGAACAGACAGCGGCGGCGAAGCACATCGCTGGCCAGGAGGCCATGAGCGGACTGCTGGCCATCGTGAACGCCGCGCCGAAGGACGTCGACAAGCTGACAAGCGCCATCGAGAATTCCAGCGGAGCGGCGGCAGTCATGGCCGACGTCATGCAGGACAACCTCAAGGGAGCCATGACAGAGCTCGATTCCGCGGCGGAAGGCCTCGGAATCGCTCTCTATGACAGCCTGCTGGCGGAGCCGCTGACCGATGCGGCTCACACGGCTGCCGACGCGATCCGCGCCATCACGGAAGCCATCACGCCGGAGCGGACGGTCCTCGACAGTTACCTGGATGAGGTAGGTGACGCCATCGAGGCGACGCAGAAACCAATTGAAT